AACGGAATTATCCTAGCCCGCTAGCTAAAGGGTGAATGTAACTTCATTGTATAAAGCCGCCCAATTAAGGAAAGCTAAAACCGGATTCGAACCGTGTTACTTCACTGGTTAAATTACTTCTAAATAAATTACCTGAAAAAACCATAAACTAGAGCGATCATAGGCTGGCCTTTGAGCCCGTTGCATAATTCGGAATTATGACGTTGTATTTCACTCTAGTAATGGGTGGTGGTGGAACAAGACCGCCAAATGAATGGTCGTCTGCCGCCGCTTCGAAAATGGTCATTGGAAAAGGCCAGATGTCCTGCTCGAAGTTGCTTGTTGTACCTGACTGCGAATTCGCAAAGGGCCGATATCTCAATTCTAGGAATCGGCGCGCCCTTGGTGCAGTGTACTTGTTGTTTGCTACGTAATTTGCCTCTGTAGCTGAGGACGTGGTGATCAACTTGATCGGGTACTTTGATGTTGGTGGAACTTGAACCACCAATCCGCATCCTGCCTCTCCTGACTTCTCTACCGCATGATTTGGTAGCAGATAGGAGTTCATTCCATACGAGTAGTTCTGTCCACTCAAACTACCTGCCGTCGTATTTGCGTAATTGTACCCGAGTAGGTTGTCATCTGGTCTGAACCACGGTTGTCTTGGTGGTGTGTCTTCTTCAATGATATGACTTAGTCGCATATCAAATGTTGCCGCGTCTCCTCTCATGTTGATTTCATCTGAAAGCTTTGCAAATGGTGCTCCATTGATCTTGTCGTTTGGTCGTGCAGAAACTCCGTACACTCGTGATCCTCGCGAAAATGCGTACAGATACGAGATGTATGAGAGTGCCGAGTCTAGCTCAGTAAGCCAATTTGTTTGTCCTGGCACGACTGGGGCAATCTGTTTATTGTAGATTGCTGGGTCATCTTGTCCGTCCGGTGTACCGAAGTAGTCGGGATCGAAACATAGAACGTGTTGCCCTGATGGGGGGGTAGCATTTGCTCCCCAAGCACCTGCTGTGGTGACATTTTGAGGATATAGTGCATAGGCTGGTGTTAGTCGCCTTGTGAGCTTCCTCAAATTCGTGATTGGTTCGCCAAAAGACATCTTAGCCCTCTCCACTGGGTCTAGATACTTTGGCGGAATGAAATTTGCGTACGGTTGTACTTGTGCTGTTGTGCCTGCACGTTGGTCCGGACCTCTCGAAACCAATCCTCTCGCTGCTGATTGAAACCTCAAGGGACAATCCACTTCATCATGACTTTCGAAGCCAAAGTCGTCTTCACTTACCTTCAGTTCGTTCAATCGGTCTACCAATTCCTCCATCGGGTCATCTCTCAGTGTCGGCACTACCGACGACGGAACTGCTGTCATATCTGTACCGTCATACCACTTTCCAGTGTAATCAATTCTCACTGAATTTCCTGTCGCTGGTTTAAATGCTCCAATAGCTGGTTCTGCAAATGTCAGATCTTGTCCTCCACCCACCCAATTGATGATTGAGATAGTGGATGCTGCTGATGATGGTGTAACCAGCTGATTGAGCACGAAAACCACGATGGCTCCATTCTGAATCTTCCTGATTCGGTTCCTCGGGACCAGACCTGTTTCTGTCCCTTTCAAATTTGTGAAAGCTGCGTCGTCCAAATACACATCCAAGTAGGGTGTGTTCGCCATGTAGGGCACTTCAAATTCAATTTGACTTGAATCTGTGATGTCCCAAAGGACTGAATAGTTGTTCCCTACGTCATTGATCGAAATTGCTGCTGCCAATGGATCGTAATCTGGCACGTAGCAAATCATCAATCTGCCTGCGTGAAACGGTGTTGAAACTGCCTCCATCCTGAATTTGATCGAACCTGCCCAGTACTTGAACATCGAGGCTACGTAAGCCATTGGTGTTGGCACAAAAGTGTCAAACGTGTATGTACCTGCATTCGAAAGAATGTTGCAAAGTCCTGGGTGGACCGGAAGAACTGTGATGAGTTGGCCAACAGTGGCCGAAGTGGCCCATGACCACTGGTTGGTGATGACTGGATTTGAACAAATATAAGAAATGTCCATCTCATCGATAGGATTTGGAAAATACCTATCGGTCTGATCAACAGCATTCTGTGTTGAATCGCCAAGAACGACCAGTGGAAGTGGGCCATCTGAATTGGTCCATGCTGACCTGTTGTGTTGGATGATCTTCGTTGGTGCTGACACATCAGCGGGTTTTGAAAACCCAAAGTATGCAGCGAATGAGGAGGCCATATTGGCAAAATGTGCCACAGGTGTGGCAACTGATGACAAAAGTGGAAAATTTCCAAGAGCCGTTGCAATACGGCCGATCCTCGACAATGTTGTTGAAAATTTGTGTGACTGAGCCAATCCTTGTTCGGATGACTGGAAACTCATTGGTTCCCCATGTGTCAACTCGGCGGCTCTACGCCCAAAGGGTGTGGTGGCCATTGCCGTCTGTGTAGGCACTGAAAGTGCTACGTTCTCAAACCAGCCTTGGATTGATACAGTCACTGTTGAAGTCGTTGAAGCAGAGTTCAATGGCGACATGACAAAAAGGTAAACTACCCCTAGTCCATATTGTCCCATTGGCATGTCCCATGCTCCCAGGATGCTCGCGAATGGTATACGCAGCTCGACTGGGTTTGGTTTGCAGGGATCATATGCAATACCGTGTAGAGCGGTGTATTGTTGTTGGTATGACCAAACTGCTCTGCTTCCTCTTTCAGTTGCGTATGGTTCAAAACAGATCCAGAGTCTTCCTGCTTGAAATTGGACAGGTGATGCTTCAATGCGCAAGACGATGTCAGCCTTCATATATTGATTATACTGGGCTTTACACGTCTTGATTGTTGATGCATTCAAGATGTCTCTTGGCAAGGTGTAAGCCGCCAAGGTTTGTCCAATTGTGTGCGTGGTGGACCAAGTGACGTTTGCCAAAAAAGTTGGCCGTCCCATGATTTGTTCGACTGAATCTGTTGACCTTTGATGTTGTCCAAGACCCAAACCTCTACTGACCGCGGATGTTGTTGCGATCGCCAAGTCTTGCAATGTGTCTTCTCCATCCACAAAGGTTGTAATTCCTTGTGGTCTTTCAACCGCTGAATTTGGTTCAGCATTGTCTGAGCTATACACCGAATCACCTGATGTGTTGTCCAGTGCTCCCTTCAAGAGATTTAGCCCGACCGTCGCCACTGCGGCGGTATCTGCAATGCGCGAACCTGGCGGTTCTGTTGCTGTTGTTGATGTTTTTGCTGCTGTTGCGGCTGCAGCTGGTGCCGGTGTTTTTGTTGTTGTTGTTGGGGCGATTGTCTTAAGATGGTTGTCTACAATCATTTGAAACCAAATAACTTTGTTTTTAATTCCGATGCTAGCGTTATAAAGCTGAGAAAAGTTAAGAAACTCAGCTATACAGGGATCTTGGCGTCAGAATGATTTGAAGAGAGCTGCAATAGCTTCTTCTTGTGTTACCAATTGTAACGTGTGTCGTCCGTTTGTCGTGCGGTAAACCGCGTCTCTTATCCTCTCTTGGATCACCGTGTCGTTCTCCGAAATTGCTAGCTCGCGAAATGCTGCTTCACAATTGTCAATTGTTGCCTTGGTTGGATCGGCCGTTTTTGTGATCCAATTCGCCATTTCCAAGGAACTCGTCGTCTCTAACGGTGCTCGGTAAATGCCCGCTATCTTCTTGAATCCTCTTTTCAAGAATGTCGTCTCTTCGATTGGTCTTGCATACGATGCAACTCCTCCTTTGTCTGCTGGTGTAAAGATCATCCCGACCTCTGCCAATGCTTTACCGATATTCTCCGATGTGAATCCTTCAAATTCCTTACTAACTGAGAACAGTACGTCATCACCGTGTGAAACTGACCGCACATTCTCCAGGAAGTCCCTGCTCGTCGCCAATGGATACAATTTCTTAAATGCAAAGAAAAATGCAACCAAGTTCACTCCTGAGTTAATAGGCGTTGTCCCAAACAATCCTGAAGGTAGTGATCCATTTGTCCTGTAAACCACTCCTCTCGCACTCCGATATGGGTGATAGCAAAGCTCTGCCAGTTGCCTCCGAATCTTATCGTCCTCTTCTGTTCCGCCGTTCATGTTGTACCACTGCCGAATCGCGTCGTAAACTGCTTGTAAAAAGCCACTTGGTTGCGTCGTATCAAAACAAGAATAATCTCCATCGTCCACCTTCGTTGAAACCTCATGTAGCCAATCTGCTATCATCTGCCAATCTGGCCCGTGTGGGTTTGTTCCAGTTGTACTGGTGTTTCTGATCTGATTCCTCACTACATGCGCCATGAAAGCACCATAGTACATTCTCAATGCTACTAATAGCTTCAATGGGCTTGCTGAGAACAATCTCGTCTTGATCTTCGTCGGGTCGTTGATATTGGCTTTCGCTTTCTTCACTCGCTCATCCTTCAAAGTTTCCTTAAAAATGGGGATGTCTTTCAACTCTCCTGATTTCAATTCTCCAATGAAACAATCCATCATCTCTCTAAACTCTTGTGTTGGTTCGCGTTCCAAATTTATCCACTTTGACTTTCCTTTGGCGTCTGGTTCTAAGCACAAAGGTAGTCCTGCTGATGTCGAAATATCAATTGGTTCCAAACCTACAATGCCCTTTGCCGATAAAGCCTCATCCAAAGTCAGTGTCCTCGCAATCTGCACCTCACCTGATGTGTACCTTGTAAGCACTTGTTGTGCTTGCTCGACAAACGTCTGCGGTACGATGTGCTTCTTTTTGTGCAACTCCTTCACTCCTCTTTCCATTGGGTCGCAAACTGCTGACACTCTTAAAATAGAGGGTGCGGTGATTGGTTCGCTAACCATTCCATGAATTATCGAGTGCCTGACCTTCGTCTTGGTTGGTTCAAAAGGTGTTGGAATTTGCCCAATAGGTAAATCCACGATCGTCTCTCCTGTCACTCCTGTGAAAGAATGTTGGTACTGCAAATCTTCAACGAAGTCGCCCGCATCCATCATGCTCTGTAGTAACTCTTGTGTTACCAACACTGACTGTCCTGTACCAAAACTGTTGCCTAAAAAGTGCAGTCCACAAATCTTCCTCTGTCTCGTTGGGTCCAAAATGACGAAAGGGGCTCCACAATCTCCAACAATGGTGTTCATGTTGGTGTATCCAATTGCTGATCCCGCTGGAATCAATTCTCCTTCCTGGATAGTTGCCTTCTCAATCACTGCTGGTGACGGACTCTGAATATATGTCATCACTCCCTCTCTTCGCGTCACTATCCTACCTGCTGGTAGCATCTTGAAGTCCAAATCTTTGTCGCTTATGATGTGTTTCATAAAGGTTGGATATGGCGTCAGCGTCTTCGGGAATTGGATCAAAACAATGTCCAATTCTGGATGAACAACTACTTTGCAATCTTGCCAAGTGAAATCCAGATGATCTGGTGTGTTGTCCTTCTTATACCTAGTGATTGTGAAATCTCCATTCTTCAACAACTCATAAGTATGTCTGTTGCACCATGCAATCCTTGCGGACACAAAGAAAATTTGTGAAGCCTTCCCAAGCGCTCCTTTTGCCTTAATGTCAAGCAAATTGTGTGATGCGGCCTTCGAAATTCCATCGGCATTCTGGTCTGACGATCCTTGGTATTCTAACTTGAAATCTTGGTGTTTAAGCCATTTCTGAAAGTTAGCTTGGACATCTCCTTCATGCACCATCTTCTTCTCCGTCGGTGTTGCATCCAATGAGTTCATTACTGCCTCATAGGACGTTGCCCTCACTGCTGAGTTGTAAAACTCGACCAGTCTGTCATTCAAAACCAAAGTATCACAATCTCCTGGAAGTCCTCCGCCTTTCGTCGCTTCGATGAGTAGCTCAGCATATTGCAAAAATGCAACTCGAATCAAGTCATCAACTTGTTCGCCTCCTTCTTTCATTGCAAAATTTACCAAGTCCTTCCGTACGCAAACGTACTTCATGCCGTAAACTTCGCATTCTTCCAACAGGTGAACTGGTGGCATTGATTCAAATTTCATCTTGATGCTTGCGCTCTTATTGCTCTTCTGTGCACCTTGCTCATTTCGTGACTCTCTCGTCATGTGAAAAGACCTTGCCTTATTGCTCTTCTGTGCTCCCTTCATGTCTCTCGACTCAAACTGTGATACGTCTCTCTTAGCCAAAAACCGTTTGTGTAACTCCTTCAGCAATTTCTCTTCTTGCTCTGGGTTCTCGTACTTCTGACGTGAGTCCTTCAATAGGTCAACAAAAACCATTGCACTCGCTAAGATCATTGGTGGTAGCATCGTCAACATGCCTATAAACAATCCCGGATTGTTACCCAATGTATCTTCAAGGAACTGAACGATACCGACAAAGATGCCCTGCACTTTCGAGAAAAGTTTCATCATAGCTCTTCCTATCACTCCAGCCCAGTACTCAATCAATGAAGTCCCTGGGATCAAACCCAATTCAGCCAAATCTTCTGTTGATGAGGCGAGCAAACCGTCAATTATGTTCTTCTGTGCCTTTGAAGACAAAACAGTAATCTTCCGTGCCATCAATCTATGTAGGTAAGGAACTGAATCCAGTCCTTGCAATGCTTCCTGTGTATTGCGCAACCCGTATCTCATAAACTCATCTGATTCCGTATCAAGAGTTGGGGTATTCAATCGGAAAACCTCTTTCAGCTCTTCCCACTCCTCTGGGTTCTTTGGTGTAAAATAGTTCTCTATTCTCGGGTCCCATAGCCAGTGAACAAAATGGATTGAGTGTTCCTGTTGTGAGTTATCTGTTGGCATGAACCAATCCCAAATGGATTGCCGTTGTTGTCTGCAAGATAACGATGGGTGACAATAAGAATGGTCTGGATTCGATGCACTGTGTCCTCTCCTCCTCAACTCTGTACCTGCGATACTGGATGGTCCTGAAACGTATAGCAATCTCGTTGCGACACATGCATGTTCCACTTTGGACTGTTTATCACTGCCAAGTGCTGCTCTGTCCTTGAACTTGTCTTGCTTCTTTCGATAGAACGAACGACAAATGTTCACCAATTCTGGATACGTCACAACGTCTTTCTCCGTGTTGTCCAACATCAGTTGGTACATCCTTTCATTCCCTTTCTTGATCAATTCAACATGAATGTCAAACCTTCTCGCAAGGGCCTCCGGTGATCGAATGCTCTTAACACTCACTGATGTGAAGTGTTTCAAATTCGTCGTCGCAATCAACAAGGGACTCCTAAAATATCCTCTGTTCTTCTCTTCAATGTCAGCCATTGGTATCTTGAACGCATTGTCTCCAACTGCTTGTATAACCTCACAAAATTCAACATCTGGTGATGCTTCCGTATCTGCAATCTGTCCAAAATCATCATAGAGCGTGCAAAACTGCCCTCTATACCCTGACCAATACTTCTCTTGGGGATTCCTGGTGTAGATGTGGTTCGTAATACCTTCTCCGGGTATTTCTCCCCAAGGAATATCTTCTCCTCCAATGTCTCTCACTAGCGCGTTAACCATGTAACTCTTTCCCATTCCTGGCTTTCCTGATATCAAAATCGACACCGGTTCAGCTCTTTGTCCTGCTAACAGGATACCTGAAGCTGCGACTCTCTTGACCCACGATGCTATCTTGGTCCAGTATGCTTGTACGACTGGTGTCAATGATTTGGCCAAACCCAATCTCTGTGCTTCCAATTGTAAGTTCTTGTACTTCTGTTGGAGTTCGTAAACCTCTAACTGAGCGTTCCAATCAAATTCCAATGAGGACAACCGATGTTGTTCGAAGTCTTCCACTGATGCGATGAACTCAGTAAATGAGCTCAAGTTTGTTGCCAATTGTTCAACAGTCCAGTCGTTTCCAGTGATCAACTTGTAGATGTAGGGTAACAACTCTTTAATACTGTCTGTCAAGATCCTGTGCAATCCAACAATAGATCCCATTGAATAGCCCAAAGTTGCCGTACGACTGAAGATTCCAACGTACTGTGCAATAGAAGCTCCTCCCATCAAAATTGTCAAAAGTACTGCAATAGCACTTGGAAACCACGAAAATGGCCTGCCTTCATCTGCTTGGAAAAATAGCCTTGTTGGCATCAATGGCCATGCAATGTTCGACAACAAATGAAACCCTATCCCCAAATTGGTGATAATGAGTGTCATTGCTTGACATTGAACGAACATGTTGTCTGATTTGAGCAATATCCCCAATGCAAGCATTATTGATATTGCAGTGCCTCCTAAGTTCTTAAAGAAAGTGTTAAAAACACTTGACATGTAGGATGACATCCCAAAGGCGCCAAAAATAGCACCGACCGCTGAACCTACCAAAGAGAACTGATAATCCATTGACTTTGAGAATCCTCTCAAAGTTTGTAGCCATTTATTCGTCCATGGGTCATCTCGTGACATAAGTAATTCGAATTCTGTGCTGAAGTAATCTACTTTTACTCGTAGTAGATTTGATGAAGACTCAAAAATGGGCAGTGGTCTGCCCTTGTAAAGTTTCGATAGTGTGTGTAATCTGTGTGAAAACAAATGATCTCTCAATACTCGTCTCCTCTGTGCTTCTCCTCGCCCTTTGTAAAGTTTCTGCGGACGTGCAGAATTGGTAGTGTAGACTAAATTATCGTGTTTGGAATTCATTTTGTTTTGTTTGTTTTGTAATTTGTGAAAATCTTAAAATCGCTTTATTGAAAATTCTTATGATGTGACCATATGTGTAAAATTAAAAATTTAAAGAATCCTTTGAAGAGTTTGTTGCCAGCGCTAATTCCACGGATTAAAGAATTAGTTCACAATGAATACGTGTCTTAGGGCCTCATAATAGGTATGAGGGACGACAGGTCAATCGACCATTATTGCAATATAGACATTGCCCACGCATCATAGCATTTACGTATTGTTCGAAAACCTCATTGTCTTCCACGTCAGAGAAATAGGCTCTAGGCAATTTGGGTTACTAGTCTCTCATGCTTTTAAAACCCCTCGGGGTCCAGAGTATCTAAATCAAGGTAAGTACGTGTGAATAGATAAAGTGATCTTACAATCAACAACTGAAAATAATAAGAAAATAAAAGGTTACCACTGGTTTGTTTTTATACATTTTATATTTTGGGTAACGTAAAATAAATATTTTATATTTAATAAAGTTTTGTTTGTTTGTAAAAATTGGGTGCTCAAAAGTAGGGGTTAAAAATCTCATCCTCTAGTCCTAAGGTTTGTCGGTTCCATATCTACCATACTAATAAAAATTGGATCTCGAGGAACTTAGTTATTAGCTGGGCGGTATACAGGCCTGCCATTTGGAAAAGAGGCGGGGTTTTTCCCCGCC